GTTTACTTCTTCACATTTAATTTTTAAAATAAATTCGTTTTTTTATTAAATTTCTATTTCTATCTTTATTCTATTCATTCGATATTTTATTTCTTCACTTTTACCACCAACTATATATTGGTCGTGTAAAATAAAAAAATATATTACTTAAATTTTTTATTAGATATTAAATTTTTTTTATTTTTTATATAACGAATTTTTACTCTTCTACTTCTTCTCTTACATTATATAAATTGTATTCAATTATTTTTTCAATTATCCATTTACCTAATATTATCCACATTACGTCTATTACTTGTGCGCCTTTAACTATTATCCAACGCATTCCTACACAATGAGGTAACGGTACTGTTACAGGACTTAATAAAATAGCTATAATGCTGTTTCCTACACAATAGTGTGAATATAACTTTACACTAATCGCATGAAGTGTTATCCAAAATACATATATTCCAATAGCGTCTCTGATTTTTCCAATAATCGTCATATTAATTAATTCTCAAATATAGTACATTCAATTTATATTTCAATTTATATTTCAATTTTACAGTATAATAAAAATAGTATAAATATATATTTTACATAAATCTATATGTCGTCAAACGACTTAATAACAATTATTCTTGCTGGCGGATTGGGTAAACGCATGTTATCTGAAACTCCAAAAGTATTACATATTGTAAAAGATAAACCGATGATTTGTCATGTAATAGATCGTGCATTAGAGCTTAATACCAAGTACATATTAGTGATTGTTGGAAAATATAAACAACTTATTCAAGAAACCATTCTTATATATTATTCTGAAGATATTCATAATAAAATTATATTTATTACACAACCAGAACCACTCGGAACTGGAAATGCAGTATACTGTTGTATTGATTGGTTAAATAACTATTCAAATTACAAAACAACTCGCATACTAATATTAAGTGGAGATGTACCGTTAATAACAAAAGATACATTATATCAATTCATAAATATTAATTCAAGTTCGAACTGTATATTAACATATGAATTAGAAGATCCAAAAGGGTATGGTAGAATAATCATAGATAATCTCTTGAAATCGGTTAAAGAAATAATAGAAGAAAAGGATTGTAGTGAAAAACAACTCAATATAAATATAGTAAATTGTGGAATATATTGTCTCGATTATAATACGCTAGTTAGCACTTTACCTTATCTTACAAATAATAATGCATCTGGTGAATATTATTTAACCGATATGATAAGCCTTTCTTATAATCAACACTCATTTATTCCCATTATTTTACCAAAAGAAAGACATATAGAGATGATGAATATAAATACAAAGGAAGATTTAGAAAATATAAATAAAAAATTAGATTAAAACTATCTCTACAAAAATTATTTCATATTACTTTATTCAGAGTTATATAGAAATATTAATTCTATATAACTATCAAAATATATCAAATTATTATACCATTTCTCTCAAATTATGATCTAATTTTTCTAAAATATCTATTGAATAATCTGGAAGAATTGGATGTGCTTCCCAGAAATATCTACAGAACGCCCATAGAAAATCATATGTATGTGGATAATATTCGGGATAATTCGTTAGAATATGTTGTTTCATAACACATGGAAGTAGGGATAATTGAGAACTAGGCAAAACATATGCAAGTTGTAAGTAGGGTGAAAATGGTCGATTATTACTATGATGTTGAATAAATTCAAAGTGTGATTCTCTCGGGATAAATTTAATAATATCTTTAAAAAGTGGCGGATAAGAATATTTATATTTCCATTTCCAATCTGGACAACCAGTTGTATAATATTTAAATACCCATTCTAATCCCTCTAAATAATTGACGCAAATATCTCCTATTTTTAAAGATTCTTTCATATGAAATAGTGTTTTATAGTATCTACGTTCCCAGCCTGAATCTCTCGGATTAATATACTTTTCATTTTCTCGATATATAATTGGCATATTTAATATGAGTTGAGCCTTATCTTCCGGTGTATTATCCGCCCAAATTCTTCCATCCATTTTATCTCGAAGTTTATATTCCTGTAAAAGGAACCGATATTCATTTTTAGCTAATTCATCAAATAATAATTTCACATATTTCCAATTTACACTTCCATCATTTATCGAGATAAGTCCTCTATCAGCATATTTACCAATAATCTCTTTATAACATAACATTAGATTATGTATTCCATTTGTACGAATATTTAAACATGGAAAATGCGGTAAAAAATCGTTACCTAATAAAAAACACATAAAAATATAGTCTTGAACCGATTGTTCTTTATTTTTAGATGCCATTTCTTCAAATATAGAATTGCGTAACAATCCAATATCTAGGAATAGTTTTTCATCAACTTTAAATTTATGGTCTGAAGGAAGTATCGATTTAAATTCCGGAACCTCTCTAAAAACATGAATATTTTTCGTATACTGTAAATGAAAAATAGAAAGCATAATCAAATCCGAGTCTAGTCCATATACTGCGACATATTCATCTGCACAACTATTTGTACGGATACTTTCATATAGTTTATGTTCACCTTCTCCTGGTTCATCAGAGCAAGATATTAGTATTTTTCCAGTATTATATTTTAACTCTTTTCCATCAAATTCGGAATGAATACTTTTCGTAAGAAGATTCATAAATTCGGTTCCAGGAGTAATCGCGGTAGTATTCCATATAGAAGTCAATTTTGAATCTTGATACGAATCCATCATTTTAGAAAAATCGGTTTTATACCTCCGTGTTTTTTGTTGAGACATTTTTGCAAAAGGTGCAACTCCATCGAATGTAATAAATACCGACTTTATTGGAGATATAACTTTAATATAATGTCTTATTTTTTCCAAGACAATCGATATTATAATTTCTTCTATTTTAGAGAGATCGATAGGAGTTTTGTTATGATTGATTTCGACATTACGATACGCATCATAGATAATAGAGTTACAATCCATCATTAGATGATGAAATTTAATATCAGGATTTTTTCGTATAATATTTGCATAATTCTTAATAATATACGAAAAATAACTAGGAATTCCCATTGTTGATTAAATTCAAAATGATATATTAAACATCCATATATGTTTATATACTTTATATAAATAAAGACAAATTCTTATATAATATCTTCTTATATAATAAATTGATGGATTTAAATATTATAACAATTATATATTTATTTTTTAGATTAGCGCCATTTATAATCGTATCTTATTTCTCGATATCCGCAATATTTAATCAAGATATTAAAGGTGCAATTTATTTAGCTGGAGTTATAATGGCATCAGTATTATCGGTATTTATCGGTAATTCATTAAATGATGATTATGTAGTAGTTAACGATCCAGGACAAGTGTGTAATGTATTGACACTAGGATTATCGGGAAATGTTTCAAAAGTTCCATTAGGAATAGCTGTAATGAGCTATACATTAATATATTTAGTATTTGTTATTGTAAAATATAATATGATAATGTATAATTTACCAACATTAATATTATTTCCAATAATAATTTTAGGAGATGCTATATGGAATATTAAAAACAACTGTTTTAGTTTTATTGGAGTTATAATTTCAATAATTGTAGGAGGAGGAGTTGGTGCATTATGGGCATATATAATTGATTCTATAAAACAACCTAAACTTCAATATTTTAATGTAGGAAGTGATAAAACCGTATGTCAACGTCCATCAAAACAATTATTTAAATGTACATTTAAACAGTAATTATTCAAATTCTCCAATATTTTTTCGAAACCAATCTTGTAAAACAATTGCAATTCTCGAACGTTGTAAATCGTCGGCCATTAATTTAGGACTACGGTGTTTATCTTTAAAATGTACCATAAAATGTTGAATAATATTCACAGTATTAGCATTTGAATATTTTTCATTTAATTCTTCAATAGTAAATTGCCGATATCCCTTACGTTGATTTACTACATTATGAAATGTAAATAACATATTTTTCAGATCTTCTTTAGTTATAATTGTATTAAAATTTATTTTATTTAAATATTCTTTGGCGTGTTCTGAACATACTGGACAAGGAAGATGTGTACAAATAGCATACATATTATTTAATAATTCGATTCGAATATATGAGAATGATTCTGGTTTTACTTTTTCAGCTAAAGTATGAAAAAGATACCATATGGCAGATCCCCAAATCATTTTAGGGTTTGGTTCAGATTCTTTAACAGGTATATTAACTGTCGGATTTATATAAGGTTGTAGTTGAATACCTCGACGTCTGGATAACATATTCGGTAAAGATTGATTTGGTATGTTAGAATTTGTTGATACATAAGGTATATTTTGTGTAGATCTTAGAAATTGCATATTCATTCTATTATTTCTTATATATTATAAAAAACAGATTAAAATGAAATAGTGTAACTAAATATATTCAAATAATATATATATATATGGAAACGAAAGACCAATTGATAAATACGATTAAAGAATGGGTAAAGATTGATAACGAGATAAAAACTCTTCAATCGGAATTAAAGATACGTAAAATTGCACAACAGAAGATTTCAGCAACTTTGATAGAAACTATGAAAAAAGAAAATATTGACGGAGTAGATTTAAATAATGGAAAAGAACAATTAAGCTATATGAAAAAAACAGTAAAAAAATCTATTACAAAATCAATATTATTGAACATTCTCTCTAAATACTATTCAGGAGATTCCAATAAAGCCGAAGAATTAAATACATTTATTTTAGATAATCGCGAAGAAATTATAAAAGAGTCTATAGTTTTAAAGAAATATAAATAATAATATTATAATAGAGCCAATCCAGTGACTCTACTATATTTTCCAATAACTTTTGGATTTTCTTTATTGGTCATGATATCTTCAGGTTTATAGACATTCCCAAACGAATCAATATAATGAAGGATACCATCTACTTCCTGAACGGTAACCTCAACTTTCTTCAATACATTTTTATGGTTATTATTCTCAGAGGAACATCCATTAGGTGTACCTTTTAAATGCGTTCCGCAATATTCGTATCCATCTTTACGTTTTCTAGTACATCTATCATTATCTGCTCGATTCGCATTACACCGATTTTCTAATGGAATCGAATTCTTAACTCTTTTACGTTTAGAAAGGTCATCTTTTTGTATAGTTAATCTCTCGTATTCATAAATATACTCTACAACTTCTGATATTTTGGAGTGTTCATTTAATCCGAGTTCAACGACTTTATTACGAATATCGTCTTTAAATTTACTAATATATTGTTCGAGTTTCTGATTGAGACGTTTTTCCATTATGATAGTTATAGTAGAGATTGATATAGTAAAAAAGAAAATATATTTAGTTCAATTTTATAAATATATTTTGGTTATAGAATATAAAGAAAATTTTGAATAGGATTTTTTATTTTTACTAAATTTATGGTTTAAATATTTTATAGATACGAATAAAGACATCTTTCGCATCATTACATGCTTTTTTCAAGTGCTCTTTACATAGATATTTATCCGTTTTTTCTTTATATGCGATTCGAATCATACTCTGTGTATCGTGTGGATGTAACTTCTTAAACCCACAATAGGTGATTGTTTCATCGGCATAGAACGTCTCGTAAAGAATATATTCTATAATTTTACCGATAGTATAATCTTCGTCTTTTAGAATAATATCATACGAATTTTCTACAGTCGTTTCGCTAATATTGACCGGTATATCGTCAGATTCAATTTTCTGAACCATATTGGTAAACCGTTGTTGTAAAATATAACATGCTTTCATTACAATATCTTTATTTTCAAAAACACCTACAGTTTGAACTACAAAATCGAAGCTATCTGGAACAAACGATCGTTCGGCATCTAGCCATTTATAGTTTTTCTTCTGGAATTCGATTTCTTCTTTCGTGGAACCTTCTGATGCCAATCTCGCTTCAATTTCTTCCCATTTTTCTTGAGCTGTCGTAGCATCGGGCGTATTCCCATACGAACATTTTGATACGACATTAAACATCGAATTTATCTTTGCATTCGCGATAGAGAATTCGCATGTTAGATTGATTTTTTCACCCGGAATTGTATCCCCAATTTTAGGTCTTAGTCGAATAAAATCGATAAAATTATGTGTAATAGGGTCTGAAGGAAATATCTTTCTGGTCTCCGCATCGGTTAAATATCCACCAGATTCTTTATTTTTAATACGAAAATCTCCAGAAGTTACAATGCGCATAGAATCACTATCGTTCTCGATACTTAGCTCCATCAAATAGTTACCTGAAAGTGTTTCTAAATTTGTAGAATGAATTGGAATCGAACTAAGTCGCTGTTTTACAATTTCATTATGAAGACGCCCAGTATTATAATAAATTGTGCACTGATTATCATTATATGTTTCTGTACGAAAAACGACAGTATCAATATCACTAAGGATAACACGTCTTAATCCATTTGCTAAACTTACATTTACTCCGGATAGTGTAAAATGGAGAATATCTCTATCTTCTAGAATGGACGTAATAGCTGGATTCATTATAACAAGCTTATATATTAATTATATTATATTCTATATTTTAAGTCAATTTTCTATATTCTGTAGTTTATAGTTTACATACTGTAATTTAGAGATATTAATATAAACATTTAGTATTTTTTTGAATAATTAATTAGTTTAATTAAGATAAAGAATTAATAATAATATAATAAATGACTATTATTAACGGAATCGAAATTGACTATATTACATATAAGCTAAACGGTATAAAATATTCGATAGAAAATAACGACCCTATTGAAGATAAGCTTCATGTCATAGTGGTTATCTCAAATCCATGTTTATTCGCAAAACGATATATTCTGATGAAAGAGTTTATCAATAGACTCAAATTAGAAGAATCTAATTTAATATTATATATTGTAGAATTAGCTTATGGTGACCAAAAATTTTTAATAACTGATAAAAAAAATAAACGTCATTTACAATTAAGAACAGAGTGTCCTCTTTGGCATAAAGAAAATATGATAAATTTAGCAGTAAAAAATCTATTACCAGCTTCATATAAAGCATTCGCGTGGATTGATGCAGATATTGAGTTTGAGAATTCAACTTGGACTACAGATACTTTAAAAATACTGAATGGGTCGAGAGATATTGTTCAGTTATTTTCACACGCGGTAGATATGGATAAGAATGAATGTAGTATGTCAATATTCAATAGTGCTGGGTATCAATATACAAAAGGATTGCCATTTTCTTCAAAGACACCGAATCTATGGCATCCTGGATTCGCATGGGCGATAACTCGTAAAGCATATGAGAAAATTGGCGGATTATATCAAAATGGAATTCTTGGTTCAGGAGATAATATAATGATGTTATCTATAATAGGAATGGGTATTAAGAGTATAAACGCAGAATCATCAGAAGAATATGTAAATTCAATACTGGAATATGAGAAAAAGATAAAGACATTACGATTTGGTTATGTTCCTGGTGTTATTCGTCATCATTTTCATGGATCAAAAATAAATAGAAAATACCATGAACGATGGGAAATCCTATTAAAATATGGATATAATCCAGAATTACATATTACAAGTGATAATAATGGAATTATTATACCAACCGACGAATTTCCAGAAGGATTAAAGGCAGATATAATGAATTATTTTAGAGAACGAAACGAAGACGAGTAATTTAGAAATGCATTCACGTGATATTATCAATAAATATATATCATTGTTAATAAATAAAATGATTTATTTATTAATGGGTTCTTCTATATTATTTGTAATACCCGCTATATATGCTTTATTTAACGAGTTATATATTATTAGTAGTATAATATCAATATGCAGTATAATATCTTTTATATTTTGGTCAAATCCTGAAAACAAAGAACTTCGTAATTTAGACATTACATTTGCTAGATTATGTTTTACATATATGTTTATACACGGATTAATATATTACGATTTCTCAAATAGTGCAGAAGTATTATTTACATTTATTCTATTATTCTTAGTACTACATTCATTTATAGGATCTTATTATTTTTACGGAAATAATAATATATGGATATTCTATCATTGTTTTTTTCATATAAATTGTACATTATTAAAAAGTTTAGTCATTAAGAATATTCTATTGTAATTAAACCCTTGTATTATTCTAAAAATTAAATAAAATACCAAAAAATATAACAAATGGCAATAATACAAATATCCAAGATAACATCTCTGCTCCTGCTGCGCACATTAAGTTCAATATCCAAGTCCAGAACAATATATATATTAATTTAATTACAAATATTAATCCTACACTAGATACATCACATGCATATGTTCCTAAACAAAACATATTAAGATTTCCAGCATTTTGAACAGACATAATTATTAACGCGATTAGAGATACAACTAAATAAATATAGGATGGCATACATAGATTTTTTAAGCCAGTAATCGCCATAATATATAATTAAAAAAGATATAATAATTAGTAATTAGTAAGATATATTATACCATGCCTCTAACATGATTACTATTATCTGGAACAGATGATGTTCCACTGATACCACGTCCTTGAACTAAACTAGCGCTTGACCATGGATCCCACATAGAAAATGTAGGATTTTGCGAAGGAGGTGATCCTGATCCTAGAGGCATGGCATTAAGTATGCTCCCTCCCCGTTTTCTGCTACCTTTATATTTTTTTCTTCCACCAATAGTTCTTGCGGATATATTTCCTCCAGGTAGTCTAGATGGATCATTATTATAAAGATTCTGATCATACAACGTATACGGACTACCACCTCTTATCTTTCGACGAATCGATTTTGTTATTCTACGTCTTCGCCGAGAACCATTACTTTTACGTGTTTTAGTTCGCATATATTAGTATAGATCTATATATTTTTGTTAATATTATTATTCAATATCTACGTGTGTTAACATATGCCTACGACAACATATATTTGTGAGATGTAATTCATCTAGAACTTCACCTTCAACTGTTTTTTCAACGCGATCTTTTGTTAAATATATAACTTTATCAGGATGTTCATTTTTAGCTAATTTACGCGCACGAACTTGTTCTAAATACCATCGATATTTATTCGCTAAAACAGCTCCACAAGTAAAACATTTAACAGGTATAATCATTTATAGAACGTATATAATAATATATTAAATATGTTCTCTTTGAATATTTTCCTAAATAACTTCAATTTTCTGAATATTACTAAACTCATTATAGACCGAGTGTAGTACTCCATCCCCAAACGATATGTTGTGTAAAATAAACGATTATGGCAAAAACAAGAGCATGTACAACAGCAACTGTAAATTTTCCTCCATTAGGAGGAAGGCGTATAATAACACTTGGTGTAAGAATAAAAAATAGTAGAGCTAAATATAACGCAACAATAACGTTCATTGTATATATTATATTTATATATTATTTTATCTCATACTAAATATAATATAAGAAATAGATGGATTTTAAAATATGTATAGTTTTTGGATTATTATTACTTATAATATTTACTGCTTTATTATTTGATATTTATATTTCTCAATTTAATGATTATCAAGAAGGATTTCAAGGATTTAGTCAAAAACAAGTATTAGCGATGAATAGTTGCACACCTGGTACTTCAAATTGTATTAGTTTACAATATTACGACTCTAGTGGTATTTTACATAGCGGTTCATATTCAAATCTTCCGTATAATTTTTATTTAGATAGTAACAATATTCTTCAACCTGTACCAAGTGGATATACAGCAACAGGAGATCATAGGGGTTATGTTCCTAAGTCTAATGCCGCTGTATATTCTCAAGTTTCGCAAATCCAAGATTATATACTAGAAGATCCTTCTAAATGTACCGAATCATGGCTTATTAAAGAAGGTAGAGTAAAATATGATCAACCGTACTTACTTCCAAATGATTATTTATATTATCCAGTAACTGATATTGTTTGTGCAACGACTGATTATGCTATATTAGATTCTAATAATAGTATTAAAATAGAGCATGATTCTATTATTATTCCAGACGGATATTATATTAATGCAGGTATGGTTACAAAAGTTCCATATGGATATACCGCATCAAGAGATAAACGTAGTATCGCTATAACAGTAGAATTTCAAAATGCCGTATCTTCAACAACATATAATTCAAATAATTTTGAAGTTACATATCATACTGAACCAACTGATGAGTCAAAGGATGCTTCAACCGCAGGTGAAGGAAAAATGTGGATTCTAAATAATTCTGGTGAGCTAATATCTGTTCCATATTCAGATGTTACTGGAACTACGTTATATAATGAACCAGGAAGTTTCCGTTTTGGTTCTTCAAATTATGTTCCCAACTATGAAGAAACCGTATATTTAAGTAAACTTACAAATATTAGTACAGCAACTCCAGTAATTAATTCTGCTGAAAATTCTGCTGGATTTTGTACATCGCATTCTCAAGATAAAAATGCACTAGAGCAAAAATGTAACGCTTTAGATAAAAATGCATGTGCATCAATGAGCTGTTGCGTTCTATTAGGTGGTCAGAAATGTGTACATGGGAATGAGAATGGTCCATATTTTAAATCTAATTATAGTAATTTTATGGTCACAAATCCCGAATTTTATTTTTATCAGGGTAAATGTTATGGTAATTGTGTATCATGAAAATGAACTACGATTTTCGATTTCTGGATAAGAATATATACGTATACCAGATATCTAATACAAGTCCAGCTATAGCAAATCCAAATAATATATATTCGAGTATAGATTTTTTTTGGAGATCATACAAATAAACTGCCAATAATGCAAAGAAAGGTATTGCTAAAATATCACCATAATGACTGAGATTGTTTATAATGTTATATTTCATTTATATAAAATAACATTATAATAAAAAGCTTTTTAGTATAATTTCTGTTATACTATTTTACATATACATCAAGCTAAAAGATATCCTTTTGTAGTTTTTTTCTTGGTAATAATGATATCCTTTTTATGAATATCATCGTGGCATTTCGAACATACTGATGCCAGATTCGCTTTATGATTCTTATGAAAGACACTGGATTCTGTTTGAATAAATCCCATTTTATCCGCAGAACATTGTGGACTAAGATGATGAACTTCTTCGGCTAATTCTTCTTTACATATTTCACATTTACTGACTACTTTACGAGCGTTAAAATGCGATGGAGAAAATGATAGTTCTCCAGCAGGATGATATTTATTACGTATTTGGTATGCTTTTTCTAAGAATTCCTTCCCCAGATAGAGAGATTTACATACTTCTAGACCATACATTCGATTTCCAGAGCCCGATCTTAAAAGTCTATCATAAACAAGAGCATCTAATTGACCGTCATAATGAACAGACATATGTTTCATATGTAAACGTGTTAATTCTGTAATCTCCTCATAATTACAAATCTCATGAAAATGCGTCGCAAATATAAACGAACATTTTTTATTATGCAACTCTATTAATCCCGAAGTAAAAATTGCAAGAGCAGATTCGGTTTCTGTTCCACTACACAATTCGTCCCCTAGGATAAGACTATTCTCATCCGCCGATTTTAGAATAACTCTTAATTCGCTCATTTCAACTGCAAAGGTCGAGAGACCTTTAAATATATTATCATTTCCTAGAATTCGAGAGAAAATCGCGGTATACGGTTTATAGATAAAGGATGAGCATGGTACATATAGACCCGCTTGAGCTTGAATTGCCGAAATACCTAATGCTCGAATCAAACTCGTTTTCCCGACCGCATTTGTACCATAAATTAAAATACCATCTTCTTCACCATCTCCTATAATAATATCGTTTGAAACATATGTTTCATTCTGTTGTAGATGTTCAATTAAAGGATGTCTTAGTCCTTTTGCTTTTATATAGGATTTTTTTGAAGGAGACATATCAATTTCTGGCCTACAATAATTGTATGTTTTTGCGATATATGCTTTCGTTTGTAATACGTCAATATTTCCGATATATTTACCGAATAATTGAATATTATTATAATACTTTCTCTCGAAGTCTTCCAAAAAATGTTTATAGGATTTTCCAATTTCTTCAGACAATTTTTCTTTTAGAGAGACAATCTTTTTAGAAAGATTTGTTAATTGTGGAAATTCTATTTCATCATTTGATGTCGTCGCTTTTACGAAACGAATGTCCTTCAATGGAATCTGAAATTCGGGAGTAATAGATAATATAGAATTAGATTTTGCGGCTTTTTCTAAATTCTGTTTTAATAATAGCCCTCGTTTTCGGGTAATTTGTAGAGAAGATCCAGATTTATCTGTTATATGAACTCTTACATATTCAGTTTCGTCGATTTCATCACTCATCATGTGTCCATTAAAATAATCACGAATTCTCTCAAATAAATTAGTTGAATCTTTATATTCTCTCGAAATCTTGTCAACTTTTTCATAAATTCCGTCTTGAAAAATAGTTTTATCAAAATTAGTCATTGTATCAATAGTCGAACAGTTGGAAATATGTAGAGTAGACTCTAAATAACCGATGATTTCACCAATATGTTCGGATAAATTATCTATATCAATAGGAGATAGATATTCTTGGATTTTTAAATTCTTACTCGCGATTTCGTAGATTTCTCTCAAAACACAAATACTAGAATATAATTGGAAAAATGCAGATGGATATATTTTTCGAATTACTATTTTACGAGAGATCATTTCAATGTCCCGAATTTTTAATAATAATTTCCTAAACATATCTATTGATACTGTAACAGATACGTCGGTATCTATTTCTAATAACTCTGCGGTTATATCATATTCACGGTTTAACCATTCTTCGTCAAATGTAGGTGTTGTCAGCATCGTACGAAATCGGCGTTTACCGATCGATGTACAGCATTTATTTAATAGAGATATAATGGACGATAGTTTACCACTATGTTTCGCATCATCCGTACCATCTTCTATAATATTAAGTTGTTTCAGTGTATGATTCGCAAGAACCATTTTTGACGAGAGATTATGAAATACGGGGTAACTAATTTTACGAACAATATCTGGATTATGACATTGAATAAAGTGCATTAAATAGCAGAATGATTGCGTCGCAATTGTATATTGGTTAAATTCTTGAATATTATCTTCACCGAAAAAAGTGCTTAGGATATGAGATATATACGTCTGTTTCGTACAAGCTGTCGCTTCATCTTTTACTTTCGGATTTTGTCCAGTATTCGACTCTAAAAAAATAGTATGAATATTCTGGGTTTTTATTCCAGAATAATTTAAAAACGTATTTGTCTGTTTTTCATCGAATTTCGAGATAATAATGAGTTCGGTAGGCTGAATAACGGAGAGATATCGTTCTAATTCATCGAATGTCGTCGGATTTAATAGAAATGGTATATCATGTTCGAAAATCGTCGTCTCTCCTGTGAAAATATTAACTGTTGCAAGTCCATATACAATATTCTTAGAGAGTTGCCCTATAGGAGAATAACTGTCGAACCAGATACACATCGTATGATTCGATAATCCTACTGAGGGGGCGTCTGTATCAAATGGAATAAATGAACCAGGTGAATATATCTGATAGAGTTCGCGTTTAAATCCCTTAGTATCCTCTTTTAATTGAACATATACAATAACGGTTTTAGATTCTTCTACGAACTTTTGGACGTATACATCAAGTCGATGATCTCGAAATCCAGCCATTACGATTTTTCCTTTCAATCCGTCTGTATTATAAAATACTTTTTGTTCGGCAATTGCCAAGTTTCCAATTTTAGATATTTCTTCAATATTCGAAAGTTTCAATTCATTTTCTGAAGTTTTCACGCCATATAATTCGAAAAAAGCACCCGCTTGTAATAAAACAACAATATTCTCTCCATAAATAGAGAGATATTTTTTATATAATGCGAAATAAATATTTGTAATTGAATTTTCATTTTCGTCAGATTTCTTTTCTTTCTTATCTTTTCCTTCGGTTTTTATTATGCGTTTAGGAGGCATCTTGTATACTGTAAATATTATGAAGTAACATTTATATCTATTTATTAAATTATAAAAAATATAGTTATACATTTTAAATGTGCAGAGGTGTAATGAACTCTACCGAGATTTAAACTTGTGGGGCGAAAATTATCATGAAGAATACGTGGATGATGAATCTACATAATTTTACAATTTTATAAATCTCTCAATTAGTGATAAAAATAAATATTAGATTAATATATATTATGGATATTAATAGAATAAAGTCTATGAGTTTGGAAACTTTACCGGGTGATAATATAGATATAACACTTGTATTAAACGACCCTGAACAAAATATAATTAAAATAACAGGTACATGTAAAAGAAATAGTAAGATACAAGGAGATTATTATTACGATAGTGAAACATGTAAAACAAATATAATTAACATTAATACATTAAACCTTAAGCAAATACAAATAAACCAAACATATATAGATATGAATGATACAAATAATATACATAAAGACAATTACTGGAGAAATACTATTATAAACGCAATAAAACATATTTTTATATATAAGAGACGTCATATAACCCTTCAGAATTTTACAAATGTTTTTTATAATGATTATTGTTTAAATGAAATAAAGCCAGATAATGGTTGGCAACACATATTTAGTAATGAAGGTTATGCAACTGTAGTAACTGTAACAAATCTAAAACCAACTCAAGTACCTAGAGAGCCAACTCAATATGAAGAATATGCAAGAACGACAAAAGACCCAATAAGTGAGGAAACATATAATGATTTAGGTGGAAGTAGACGTAGAAATAAAACGCGAAATAAACGACGTAAGAATCGACGTAGAACACGAAATCGTAAATCAAGAAACAATAGAAAATGAAAAAAATATAATATAATATATATAAATTATATTTTATGAATATTTATCCATCATTTGAAGAAGAAAGTATTATAGGCAAATGTGAATCTGATATAACAACATTTAAAAATCAATTTCATTATCAAGATCAAGATGATTATCTGTTAAATATAGCTAATGATTATGAAACATTTAGAACTCATATTAACGTAATTAAAACGAAGATCAATCGTGTTATTAATCAACAAATTAATATTAATGATCCAAGTGATCTAACTAATTTTAATTATATTGATTCTATTGCTAGACTTAATGATGAAAATAAGAAGAGATTATGGTTATTACGAACTCAATTATTTTATCAATTATTGATAATTGCTACAAAAATGATGAATGATCGAACTATATTTGATAATTTTTATTTAAACTATAATAATGCAAACTATAAATATAGCCGCATTTTTAATGAAAATGTTAGTAAAAACTTGAAATATTATAAAATGGGTATTTTCGGCAGTTTAACACCTACATCAGACATTGATGTTGGTATTATATACACTGGATACATAGTTGATAATGGATTAGCGTATATTGTAAAAATAGTAGAAGATTTATTTATTTTATTCACAGGGTGCAATACACTTCAATTTGATATTGAATTATATGCGGATATGATGACGATTCCAAATGAAAATGGTCATGATTTATTTTATTTAGATACTACATCATTTCAACCTGTTCATTTCTTTAAAATATTACCATATGTAGAAGCAAGTATTCTACGAAATTATGTTACAGCTAATATTCATGATTCAAATCCAGATATTAAAAAAATCATTAGTAATTTCAATTATCAAAATTTTTTCGATAGAGTAACTTCATACAGCATTTATCCAGATAGCGTGAGTGGTTTGATACAAAACGTTCGAGACATACCCCCTTCTTTTTTAAATTTTTTTAAAGCTTCTAAACCAGCTAATTCGTTTATAAAAGTAACTGACGAATGTATAAATATCGTTACCGAATATATGGCCTCACCATATGATGATGCTCGTGAAAAATATTATGGATATGTAAATCAAGCAGAGAAATTAGTTCATAAAGAGAGATTGAAGTACATGACAAAACAAGAATTAACTTTGACAACAGATGATATTGTTGAAATAATGTCAGCAATAGCAAAGTCTCTTATTTTTCGAGCCGAAAGTTATACTTGTGCTCCAACGGTTATGCATGTTGTTCGCGTATTACAGGCAAATTCTGATCGTATTGATGATTTTAAACGTGAAACAGAAACCCCAGGATATTGCCCAATAAAAATACAAGAAAGATCTACAAGAGCAACAAGAGCATTTTGCAATATTGGGAATTACGGTTATTTGATTAGTATTCTCGAACAATATGGATACATTTATCGATTTTTTATTACATATTGTTCTAGTTCTCCTCATCAAGACATATCCAAATGTGAAAAAAAAATTACGAAATATACTACTCGTGTTCAAGATGCTATAGCTAGAATAAATATAATACCTCCTAATCAACATCAGGTTAATTATGACGACACAAAACAGAAATATGTTACCGAACAATATCCACAACACCGTATGATGGTTAGTCAAGGTGGAAGACGAAGAAGAATTACAAAACATCTGAAAAAAAATAAGCGTAGTAAAAGACGTCGTAGTAAAAGGCGTCATCATTTTACACCCTTGAAGAAATAAATGACTAGAATATTTATAATATAAATCTCTCAAATATCAATCTAACATTCTCCATTATTATATTGATATATAAATAATGATATTCCGTCTTTTGCGATAGCCTCCATTGCCCGAATGGTATTATCCAAATGATGCTCCAGAATGTTCTTTATAACCAAGCTGTACTATTTTTTTATATATTCGCGTAATGTTCACATCAGTTGAAAACATAACGCTATTTCCATTAAACGTCTTCATATATTCCCAAAGTTCTAATTGTGTTATCGCATCATATGCGGTTTGATACATTTCACGTTCTCTCGGTTTCATAAAGGAAAATGTGGTTGACATGATATTTTATATAGTTGTATAATTGATATATCTTAGAAATATATAAATAATCGGAATCAATTTTCTACCTTTTTACATTCTCTCAAAATATACCTTATAAAAATGTAATATAAAGGTATTTTATTAATATTATATAATGTGTGGCATATTTGGATTATTGAATAATACCGACCAACTCTTTTCCGAAAAGTTTATTAATACTCAATTCCAGAAAGGACGCGGTCGCGGTCCAGAAGGTTCCGTCTTATCCTCCGTTGGAAAAAACATAATGTTCGGATTTCATCGTCTAGCGATTAATGGTCTCAATAAAGGATCGAATCAGCCTATCACAAAAGGGAATCTTACATTAATATGTAATGGAGAGATCTATAATTATAAAGAATTATACAGAATTCTAGAAATTGAACCGAATACTCAATCCGATTGCGAAGTCATCGTCCATTTATACGAACGTTTTGGAATTGAGAGAAGTCTCCAATTGCTCGACGGAGTATTTGCGTTCTTATTATTAGATTACGATATAGAATCCAATGAAATCAAATTATATGCAGCAAGAGATCCTTACGGAGTACGTCCATTATATGTTCTTAAATCGGATATTCCATCAAGAAATATAGTAGGATTCGCGTCAGAATTAAAATGTCTCTCCGATTTCTACGATAATGTGTATAAAATAGAACATTTGATTCCAGGAACGTATCAAAAATATACCCAATCGTATCAGGTTTCATCCATATGGATATTAGAAAGTACGAATAATCGTTATCATATTCCAAGCATAATAACGACACAATATTCGAAACTAAACTATCTAACATATATACCACGTATTCAAGATGCATTAGTGACGGCCGTTGAAAAACGGTGTATAACTACCGAGAGACCGATTGCATGTCTCTTATCCGGCGGATTAGATAGTTCGCTGATTACCGCATTAGTAAACGAATTTCATCGGAAAAACGGACTACCTACATTAGAAACGTATAGTATTGGTATGGCGGGGTCAGTAGATTTATATAATGCCCGTATCGTGGCGGATTATCTAGGAACAACCCATACAGAGATTATTCTAGAAGAGGCCGATTTCTTAAACGCAATTCCGGAAGTTATTCAGGCGATAGAGAGTTATGATACCACGAGCGTGCGAGCCAGTATCGGGAATTATTTGATTGGAAAGTATATTTCGGAACATTCAGATGCGAAAGTGATTTTTAACGGGGACGGATCCGACGAATTGACTGGGGGCTACCTCTATTTTCATAAAGCACCAAATTCCGTAGAATTCGATATCGAATGTCGCCGTTTATTAGGAGATATCTATATGTACGATGTATTACGCTCCGATAAATGTATTTCTACACATGGATTAGAGCCGCGAACGCCATTCTTAGACCGTGCCTTCGTACAGACCTATCTTGAAATACCCGCTGAAATAAGGAATCATGTGCAACATTCTGTATGTGAAAAACATCTATTACGTTCGGCGTTCGATACCTATAAAAATATAAATAACGACATACTATTGCCGAGTGAGATTATCTGGCGAACAAAAGAGGCATTTAGTGATGGGGTAAGTAAAACATCGCGTTCTCTCTACGAGATTATTCAAGAATATACACTTGCACGATTTTCGGAAATCGATCAGATGAATCTTTCGTATTCGTTTAATCCTCCGAAAACTCTCGAACAACAATATTATAGAGATTTATTCGAGACATATTATCCGGGAAGGGGGGATATTGTTCCATACATGTGGATGCCTCGATTTATTGAGGGGGCGAATGATGCGAGTGCGCGTACTCTCTCTATTTATAGCGAATTTGCCGTAAAGGCGACTTAGACAATAAAGTATTTAGCAAATTATATATATATAATGGCAAAAACAAAATCAAGAGGTTATACGAAAAAACGTTCTCTTAAAAAAAGAAACACCAGAAAAGTAAGAAAACCTAGGTCTAGAACGAGAAAATCAATGAATCTTTACTATGGTGGTGAAGATGATAAAATAGCAAAATTTCAAAAAAAATTAAATAAATTTATAAAAGTTGTTGCTACGCCCCTTATTATGAGCAGAATTCGAATACAACATAAACTTGCGCACAAATTTATAATGTTTGATAATGAAATGTTTAAAATACTTGATACTTTAGAAGATATACGGGATAAAGCTAAACTGAAAAAAATATATTTTGATGATTTTAAAGAGCAAGAAGATGTAGAGCACTTCGTGAATGAATACAAAAAAAAATACTGGGATTTTGACGATGAGGACGATTCTGGCAGTGATGTACCGCGTTTTGCCAATGAATATGACACGTATGTCGAAAACCGTGACCAACAATATGATGAGTATATGGATTCAATGGGTGGGGATGAGTATATAGATTCAATAGGTGGAGAGTCTAATCTGAATTGGAAAAAATTTCAAGATTCTGTTACTAGACGTGATATAAACCGTCATATGGAGTATCTCATAGCAACAGCCATGAACGATGATTCAGACGCGTAAGAATTCTATGTCGTATGGAAAATAATATAAAAAAATAGTAATAAAAGTATTACTATTTTTTTAGGGGTTTTCGGTTTTCGGTATATTCATAATTATAATTTACGTTTATATATTCAAAAATCAAAAATCAAAAATCTATAACTACATACGAATCAATGTTTCTGAATAAACGAAAAGCAAGATACGTCATCGGCTCCATCTCCAAAATTATACTTCGAGAATGCGGGAATACCTCCAGTTGTTTTTGCTTTTTCAAACGCAGTACGATATACAAATCTCCAATCTTGTTTCCAACGAAATGTTGCCAGATTTGCGGTCGTCGTTGCATCCGACGTTTTCAAAAACTCTGCGTCATCAGGAATATGACTCTTGACGACATCTGAAACTCCATCGCTATATCCTTTGATATTGATAACGTCTGTTTCTAGGAATTCGAATGTCGCAAGTTGTGGAGCAATTCCTGTAACGCCCATTTCATCACTGACTGTATCAAGACGATGGTCATAATGGATATGCCCAATTGACTGTGTTGGAGTGAGTACAACATCTTTCTTAAACAAAACATATTTACCAAGATTTGCGCATAACGTTTGTTGATCAAGGACTTCAAATCCCGCAGTAGAGTTTCTGGTGGGTACCAATGGATTTGCGAGTCTATTTTCTCGAATTAACCTATCGATTTCGGTTTGATTCGTATGCGTTTGTGGCTCTGACTCGAAAACTTTCTCTCCATTACGATGGATGATAACGGTCGAGTCTCCGACAGATAGTACATTCACAATCGTTTTACTGTCTTTGATCCTTACTTGTACGAGTATAAAGGTAGCCCCCTCATTTAAGGTATCGCGTTTATTATCTTTACATACTTTTGCAATCGCCCGCTGTAAACTCATCGCTGGGTTATCGTGAATCGAATAGATGTCTTTTTCCAGATGAGCGTCAATTGCTGGACGATCTTCACCCGCCTTTTTTTTCATCATATCTTGTATCATCAAGACGGTTAGATTATGTTTTGCATAACCGCCGGTAAAAGGATTTTTATTATATTGAGTATGTCCGTGACCGTCAAATAGAGCCATCGTAAATTCGGTAGAGTCAGAATTTTGTGTCGTATAGACAATATCTTGCTGACTACCCAACTGGACGTCTAATGAATCCATGGTTCGAACAGTGTCCACTACTGGCGAGTCAATTTTCACGTCATTATCATTGTTGAT